ATCCCGGTAAACGAAATCGAAGGTCTGAAAAATGCCAAGTTCGGTGAGATTTACGAGAATGGAGCTGACCGAGAAAAGGACGAAAGCCTGCGAACCCGCGTTCAGGAAAAGATCGCTGGCCCTGCCGAGAACGGAAACAAACAGCACTATAAGACCTGGTGCGAGTCCATCGACGGCATCGGCCACGCTCGGATTTATCCGTTGTGGAATGGCCCGAACACCGTGAAGGCTGTCCTGATCGACTCCTCCGGTCGTGCTTGCTCCAGCTCAAAGATCGCGGAGGTGCAGAACTACATCGACCCGGCCACCAATGGCTACACGGCCACGGTGGACGGCTACACCTATACCGTCGGCGACGGTCTGGGAGAAGGCGTCGCCAACCTTGGCGCACACTTTACCGCTGTTTCTGCCCACGAAATCAAGATCGACATCGCCTTTGAAGCCGATCTTGCAAGCGGATTCACCCCGCAAGAAGTCCAGGAGCAGGCGAAAGAAGCGATTGACGCCTACCTCAAAGATACTGTGCTGACCACAGCGGCCGCCGAGGATGTCGTTATCCGCGCTGCCCGCATCGGCGCGATCATCATCGGGCTGGACTGCGTGCTCGACTACAAAAAACTGACGCTGAACGGCGGCACCGAGAACATCAAGCCCGGAGCTGACTTTATCCCCGTAGCAGGGGAGGTGACGGTCACAACATGAAGAGATTCTACAATCGGCAGTTTGCCAGCAACTATGACGAGCTGATCTCCTACTACCCGCGCTATTACCGTGATGTGCGGGAAATGGTCGCTATCCTCAAAGCGAACGGAAGACTGCTTGATGGCGCTCAAGATGCTATTGAAGGTATCTACACGAGCGGCTTTATCGACTCAATGGACGAGGCGGCTATTGTTGAGCTGGAACGCTTTCTCCATATCAGAACACGAAGCCAACGTACATTGGAAGAACGGCGCAGGCTTATTAAATCCTATATCATTGGATTTGGAAAAGTTTCTGCAACGCTTCTCTCAGAAATGCTTCAAGCCTATACGGGATCTCCGTCTGATATAAAGCTCGAACCGTTTGACGATCGGTTCAACAACAAACTTTACATCTCCACTTCACCCAAAAACGAATTCTCTTTTTTGGTAAGCGACGTTCTCGACATCCTGTCAAAAAAGGTTCCGGCACATATTCCGTTTTCTATCGCGTTTACCTATCAGCCCGAAGCGCCGCCTGCATATATCGCCGTAGCTCAGTACAGCACGGCTATTTCCTGCATCATCCGGCTGCCGGGTGTGATTCAGCCGCGAACCGTTGGAGCTACGGCATACACCGCCGGAGCTGCTGCATCGGCAAGGATGATGGCGGAAGTTAAACTCCCCAGAATCATTACCCCGAAATCCGTTTCCGCGCAAGCCTATGCCGCAGGAAGGCTTGCACACACACATGAAACCGTAACTATTACGATTGGAGGACAGACAACGTGAGTTGGGAAAAATCCAGTTACACGAAAGCCGGTGCCGCCCTGCTGTCGGAATCTCTCTCCGGCGGCGCACTGACCATTACCCGCGCCGCGAGCGGCACCGGCTCTGTTGACACCGACCTGTCGGCAGAAACCGCAGTCAGCGGCGACACGCACGAGCTGTCCTTGCTGGGCATTGAAACCGTCACGGACGACGGCAAAACCGCCCGCAAGGTCAGCATTCAGGCCACCGGTGCAGCAGATACCTACGTTATGCACCAGATCGGAGTTTTCGGCGTCCTGAATGACGGAACTGAAACGCTCCTGTTCCTGATGCAGGACGAGCGCGGCATTGAAGTTCCTGCCGCAAGCACGAACTCCGAGTTTTCGTTTGAAATCGCCGTTTTGCTGGCTGTTTCGGCAGAAGCCAACATGTCCATCGCCGTTGACCCTCAGGTGCAGGCGTTGATGAAGCTGGTCAAGGCCGAGATCGAGAAGCACAATGCCAATGCCGACGCCCATGCGGCGACTATCACGGCAGCGGTCAGCGCAGCCGTGAAGAACCTGTCTGAATCCGGGGAAATCCTGAACGAAGAACAGGTAAAGGCTCTTATCAAGGAGCAGGTGGACGGCGGCACGGGCGGCGGCTACTATGGCTCCTACAAACTCACCCTTGCAGCTGACGGGTGGAAGCCCGCCCGCAGCGAGGATGAATACGAAAACGCTGGCGGTATGGATTACTACCAGTGCATTTATGATGCAGAACTGTCGGACAGCACCAGCGAGCTTGTACCCGTTGGCGTTGTATCTCCCGGCAGCTTCTATACTACGACCAAAGCGGGCGTCCTGAACGGGTGCGAAACGCATGATGGTTTCATCAGATTTTTCGCTCAGCGCATCCCGGAAGCAGATATTCAGGCGACCGTAACCCTGTTCGGGAAAGGAGGTGGTTCGGGTGAAACCGGTAGCGTAAGCATCGGTCAGGGCTTGAAGCGTGACGCGAGCGGCGCTATTGCCGTCCGCATTGGCGAAGGCCTTGACTTTGACAGCGCAAACGCGCTGACTGTCCGCAAAGAAACCGTTATGACGAGCGAAGACCTGCTGAACGAGGAAGAAACGCAGCAGGAAATCGTTGATATGCTGAAATAATTTTAGGAGGACACTATTATGTCTAAGCAGATTTCTACCAAGACCACCATCCGCAACCTGACCGCCGAGATCAAGAAGACCTTCGTTAAGAAGGGCGCCTTTACCCCTGTGCAGGCCGCAGCTAACGCTGCTATCAAGTCTCTTGGCGTTGACGGCAACACCGTGAACTTCTACACCTCTACCGACAAGAGCGGCACTGCTGCTTTCTCCGTTGACTTCCCCTCTGAGCTGTTCCTCGACCAGACCAAGACCACCTTCGTGGCCAAGTTCAAGTTCGATGCTGCGACCTACCCCGGCGCTACCGACCCCAAGCTGGAAGGCAAGCCGGTCATGGTGCTGGCCGTCAAGGGCGAGAACCCGGACTCCTGCACTTACTCCTTCTTGAGCATGGCCGCTCTGGTCGATACCTATAAGGCCAAGGTCACTGGCAAGGATGCATCCACCACCGTTACCATCGCTGGCTATGAGGTGGATGTCAAGGTCAATGTTTCCGCTGCTGTCGGCAACGCCCTGGTTCTGAAGGACGATGGTCTGTATGTTCCCACCCCTGAGGAAGTGGACATCTCCGGCAAGGCCGATAAGGTCACCGGTGCCACCACCGGCAACTTTGCTGCGCTGGATGGCGAGGGCAATCTGACCGACAGCGGCAAGAAGCCCGCAGACTTCGTGGGCGCCGAGGCTGGCAAGCGCCTGATGAGCGATGCCGAGGGCGAAAAGCTGGCCGGTGTCTCTGAGGGCGCAACCAAGACTGCCGCCAGCTCTACCAACGGCAATGTGAACATCGACGGCAAGGAAGTCGTCGTGTACACCGAGCCGGAGAATGTTCTGCACGACGAGGACGTGGAGGACTTCTCCGCAGAGGAGATCGCCGCTCTGCTGGCTGACGCTGACTAAGACATGAGGAGGTAAGCTCTATGGCAAAAGCGAAGGTCAAAACGCTTTTGGGCACAGGGCTTGCCGCGCTTTGCAGCCACATCAAGCAGTGCAACACCGCACTCGGAGACCTTTCCGAAGCAACGGCAAACGGATTCGAGGAAACCGATGACATCCTGCACGAAAAGCAGGATGTCACGGCTGCGGTGTCTTTTACGATTCCGGTCGATGGCTGGGGCGAGGATGATTCCTCCCCCGGCTATTTTTGTTGTGACATCCCCATTGCGGGCCTGTTGGCTACCGACATTGTGGATGTTACGGTACTGCCGGGATTTTACGATGTGGCGGGTGCGGTGGGCTTTATTGCGACCGAAAGCCTCGAAGGAAAGCTGCGGCTAAGGGCCGCCAAAGCTCCGACCGAGAAAATTTCTGCACAGTATCACATTACAAGCACCGTGAAATACACGGCTGCACAGGAAGGGGGAACCTAAATGGCATACGGTTCTTTTAACGCAGGCCCCGGCAAGGCACCGGATGAAGATGTTGTCCGCACTAACCAGATCGGCGTGCCGGGCGGCATTGCCACGCTGGATGCTGACGGCCATTTGACCGAATCGCAGCGCCCGACGGCGGACGCATACACCAAGGCTCAGACCGACCAGAAAATCAGCTCTGCCGTCGATGCCCACAACTCCGCAGAGAATGCACACGGCGACATCCGCGCCAGCGTGGCCGCGATGAACGCCAGCATTAAGGCAATCGAGTTGAAGTTCGGCACGAACGTCACCAAGAACCCTTTTTCTGCCACGTTCGGCAGCCTTGACGGTCTGACCGTCACCGGCGTGTGGAACGCAGAACAGGCGAGGGTGGAGTTCTGATGGCTGAAACATTCAAGGTCGGCGCGAATGCGCGGGAGCTGTTGCGCTACACTCAGAGGGCAACCCGCATCGTCACCGATGACATCAGCCGGAGCGATGCCCGGAAGATCATCCAGAAAGTCGCAGCGCTCGAAGATGTGCGCGACATCCAGAAGGTGTGCGGCACTGCCGTCCATGCACTCGACACACGGGACAGAGAGGGCTTTTCCAAGAGCACTTTCCGGCTGTATGGTGAGGGCATCCGGCTGACCGCCCGGCAAATCCTGCTGGATGCACACGCGGCGAACAATGTCAATTTCCAGACCGACTACGACAAGCGCATCGAGAAGATCGGCGCGGTCGTGGACAGCTGCTCTCTGCTGCTGGAATAC